TTACTCCGGTTTCTTGATCAGGGGACGGCGGCGAGTGGCGTTTTTCAGGATATCGTTTCCGCTGGGCGTGTCGCGGTCCACCCGGATATTCCGGCTGGCACCGGCTGCGGCTACCGGCCCGCGCACATCATGGATGCTGCGCAGACCCTTGGCGTTCCATGTTTTCAGGATGCTGTTCCAGTACCACAGATCCCGCTTGGGGCCGGCCTGTACGGCGGCTTCCTGCACCATGGCGTCATCATAGCCGTACACCTCGTACCAGCGTGCAATGGCCTTGCGCCCGCCCAGCGTCAGCTCCTCGGGGGTGATCTGCAACAGGCTGCTGACGTATTCCTCGCGGCTCTGGCGCAGCGCCAGCAGCTTTAAGTGGGCATCGGCCTGCTCGCCGGTCTCCACGCCCTCAGCGCGCCAGACCTTCAGCTCGTGGGTCACGGCGGCCATGGTGCGCTTGCCCCGGCTGGCCACATAGGCTACGCACAGCATCACAGTCTCGGGTGCAAAGCCTTCCTGCACATACAGGTTCACCAGCTTTTCCATCTCGGTGTGGGTCAGCGGACGGGCAAAGCTGGTCTGTGCGCAGTCGATCAGGCTGGAGATCATAGGGTCGGTGCGGCTGGCGGCGGCGATCTCCGCCCAGCGCATGGGGGCAGGGGCGCTGGGCTCTGCGCCCGGGGCGGCGTTCTCCTCGTAGCGCTCCAAAAGCCCCGCACCCGCCCAGAACGCCAGTGCGCTCTCGGCGCTGATGCGGCTGCGCAGCTTGAGGTCGGCGCAGAGCTTGTCCGGGTCGGTCACACCGGTGGCCAGCACATACAGCGCCACCCGCACATTGTATTCTTCGGCAATGCCCAGCTTGGAGAACACCAGCTGCGGCACGGCGATGGTATCGCCCTTCAGTTCTTTCAAACGGTAGATCATGGTTTCCTCGTTCGGTTTATTCGTTGGCAGTATCCGGCTCGGCGGGCGGCTCCCAAGGCTCGCAGTCCATCATATCCGGGCAGTTGTTCCAGCGCTCTGGCTCGGCCTCGTAAGCGTCTTTCAGATACTGCGCGGCGGCGGCACGTCCCTCGTCGGTCAGCGGAAACACCTCCCGGCGGCGCAGGGCGGGGTCGGTCTTGTCGATCGTCCAAGGCGCGGGCCAGTAGTCCACTGTGAGGATCTTTTCCTCTTTGGTGGCATCCGCGCCGCCGTCCGGGTCCGGTACGGTGCGCTTGCCCGGGGTAAGCCGGTAGCGCAGCCCGGCCTCGTTGCCGCTGTAATCATTCTTGCACAAAAAGTAGTGCAGCAGGGGAACAAAGATCATGGTGCAGCTCGTCCTTTCCGGCAAAAGGCACGGCCTTTTGCGCAATCAATTCTATTATAAAGCCGCCGGGCTAAAATGCAACAACTTTTTGTGAAACGCTCTGCAAAAGCTGCCCCCGCTTACAGGAAATCCGGCCTTGACAGGGTCGCAGAAATATGGTAGAATATTGCCTGTTGCAGCAGATGTGCAATGTGCTACTGTGGCTCAGCTGGTAGAGCAGCTCACTCGTAATGAGCAGGTCGCCTGTTCGAATCAGGTCAGTAGCTCCAAAAAGAAACCCCCGAAAGTTGGCTTGTGAAGCCAGTTTTCGGGGGTTTCTTTTTGTGCGGCAGGGGATGGGAAAGTGGGCGATTGTGCCTTAATTACCCCTGTTTATCTGGAAATTGCTTTAATTAGTGGCGCAAAAGACGGCGCAATAAAAGCACGGTGCAAACTGCATCGTGCTAAAAGCGGTATACTGTTACAAAAAACTTACTTAGAGATCTTCTGTCTGATCCAGATGCAGATGCAGGCACCGATCACCGAGATGGCAAAAGAAGAAAAGCTGCCGGAAGCGTGGATGCCCAGCAGACCGAACAGAAACTCGCCCACAAAAAGGGAGGCCAGCACGCCCACCAGCGTCAGCAGGCCGGTCAGGCAGCCCACCAGTACGCACAGCAGGGCAACAATGAGCAAAATCGCTAAAGTGATCATAGGTTATACCTCCTTAAAAATTATGGCTCTGCCTGCTGCCCGGCGGCTTCGCGGGCGGTGGCAGCATAAAAGTTTTTATACTTTGGCTTGCCATGCCATGCTCGTCCTTGCCGATACAGATGCGATAGCGATAGCGGCCATCCATGCCCTTTTTATTGGTACGCATGAGATCACACTCCTTTCGGTTGCGCGTGCAACTATAAAGTGTTTACAAGGGGCAGAAGAGCCGGAACAAAGCCGCCAGCATGCGCAAGAAGCAGCGGAAGGTGCTGGCGAATTTTGATAAGCGCGGTTTTTTCCTGACAGGTACATACGAGGACTGCTACCTGCCGGATGACGAGGATGCCTGCTGGAAGGACGTGGAGAACTACGCGCGGCGGGTGAAGTACGCCACCTGCAAGCGGTTTGGGGTGGAGAAGGAGAAAATCCGGCTGATGCTGTGGGCGGTGCTGCTGACGGCAGCGACAAACGCGGCGGCGCTGGTGCCGGACACGGACCGGGACAGCGGCCAGAGCGTGCCGACTGTACTGATGGAGCCGCAGAGCGAGGACGAAAGGCCGGAGGTGGTACTGGATGGCAGCGGGACGGCATAAGAGAAGCATCGTGTGGAAGCCGCAGCCGAAACAGGCTGCCTTTATGCGGCGGTGCGAGGACGAGGCACTGTACGGCGGGGCGGCAGGCGGCGGCAAGAGCGACGCACTGGTGATCGAGGCGCTGCGGCAGGTGGACGTGCCGTACTACCGCGGACTGATTGTGCGAAAGACCTACCCGCAGCTTTCCGAGCTGATCGACAAGACGATGCAGTATTACAGACCGGCCTTCCCGAAGGCGCGGTACAACGCTTCCAGCCATGTGTGGACCTTTCCCAGCGGGGCGAAGATCTATTTTGGGTCCATGTTCCGCACGCAGGACAAGTACAACTATCAGGGCAAGGCCTTTGATTTTATCGGGGTGGACGAGCTGACACACTTCACATGGGAGGAGTACAGCTACCTGATGAGCCGCAACCGACCCACAGGGCCGGGCACGGTGGTGTACATGCAGGCAAGGCGCATCCGGGAGGCAGAGCAGAACGACCCGATGCTGAAGGGCAGGGTGATCCAGGGAGTGGCAGACCCGGCCATCTTCAACGAGAGCCAGGGCGAGAGCATTGCCCAGATGCAGGAGAAGTACCCGTACTTTGTGACGTGGCGGCCGGGCGACCACACCCGCATTGCGGGCAAGATGCAGCTGCACTACCGGCTGGCATTTGACGCGGAGGGGCGGCCGATGTTTCAGGTGTTTGACACCTGCCGGCATTTTATCCGCACCATCCCGAACCTTGTGTACGACGAGAGCAACGTAGAGGACATTGACACCACGCAGGAGGACCACATCTACGACGAGTGCCGGTATGTGCTGATGGAAAACCCCATCAGTCCCCGGCAGGTACGCAAAGAGATGGTGCTGCGGGACGACCCGCTGGATATGGACGCACGCCGCAGCCCCATCCGGGTGATGCGGGTATAAGCAGAAGGAGAAGCGATGACAGGAAGATACGAGGGACAGCAGCCGGACGCCGAACAGGACGGGGAGAAGCTGCTGCGGATCATGGCGATGGCGGCAAAGGTGGCCGGGGTGCAGCAGGCACCGGCGGACACAAGACCCGCCCAAGCGAACCCTGGCGGCATGAGTGAAGGAGACCGGATGGTGAGCACCGCGAGACCCGGCACCGGGCGGGATGATGCCATGCAGAGCCTTTTGCAGGGCGATGCAGGCGGGAGCGTACCGGCGGGAGTGGCTGCGGAGACGGTGATCGGGCCGGAGGAAGTGGCCAAGGCGGGAGAAATTTTGCAGCGGTACAAGACCGGCAAGGCGGCGCTGGACAAGCGGATCATTGAAAACGAACTGTGGTTCCGGATGGGGCACTGGAAGAACTACCAGAACAAGATGATGGAAGGAAAGCCGCAGCCTTCCAGCGGGTGGCTGTTCAACAGCATTGCCAACAAGCACGCGGATGCCATGGACAACTACCCGGAGCCGAACGTGCTGCCGCGAGCGGCGGACGACGAGGAGACGGCGAGGACCCTTTCCAAGGTGATCCCGGCGGTGCTGGAGCAATGCAACTACGAGCAGGTGTACAGCGACACATGGTGGCGCAAGCTCAAGACCGGTACCGGCGTGAAGGGCATCTTCTGGGACCCGGTGCTGCGGGGCGGGCTGGGAGACATCAGCATCCAGAGCGTGAACCTGCTGATGCTGTACTGGGCGCCGGGGGTGGAGGACATTCAGCAGTCGCCGCACCTGTTCAGCCTGAGCCTTGAGGACAACGAGCAGCTGATCGGGCGCTTCCCGCAGATGGAGGGGCACACCGGCAAGGGGCTGGACGTGGGGCAGTACATCCACGATGACAGCATTGACACCACCGACAAGAGCGTGGTGGTGGACTGGTACTACAAGAAGGCACAGCCCGGCGGACAGACGGCGCTGCACTACTGCAAGTACTGCAACGGCGTGGTGCTGTATGCCAGCGAGAACGACCCGCAGCTGGCGCAGCGGGGATTTTACGACCATGGAAAGTACCCCTTTGTGTTTGACCCGCTGTTCATGGAAGAGGATTCTCCGGCGGGGTTTGGGTACATCGACGTGATGAAGGACACCCAGACCGCCATTGACGAGATGAACCACGCCATGGACGAGAACGTGAAGCTGGCGGCAAAGCAGCGCTTTGTGCTGAGCGACACGGCGGGGGTGAACGAGAAAGAGCTGGCAGACTTTAGCAAGGACATCGTGCACGTTGTAGGGCGGCTGAACAGCGACAGCTTTATGCCGCTGCAGACGAACGTGTTGAGCGGCAACTGCATGAACTACCGGGATGCCCGGGTGAGCGAGCTGAAGGAAGTGAGCGGCAACCGGGACGTGAGCCAGGGCGGTACCACCAGCGGCCTGACCGCTGCCAGTGCCATTGCGGCGTTATAGGAGGCGGGCAGCAAGCTGAGCCGGGACATGCTGAAGAGCGCGTACCGGGCGTTTGCGAAGGAGTGCTACCTGATCATTGAGCTGATGCGGCAGTTCTACGACGAGCAGCGGGTATACCGCATTACCGGCGAGAGCGGCGGGGTGGAGTATGCCACCTTCAGCGCGCAGCAGCTGCGCGGGGTGCCCGGCGGCGTTGTGGGCGGGGTGCAGCTGGGCGACCACGAGCCGGTGTTCGACATTACGGTGAGCGCGGCGAAGAAGAGCACCTTCAGCCGCCTTTCCCAGAACGAGACGGCGAAGGAGTGCTACCAGCTGGGATTTTTTGCACCGGCGAACGCGGACGCGGCGCTGGCTGCGATGGAGATGATGGACTTTGAAGGCATTGAGAAGGTGCGGGAGCGGGTGAGCCAGAACGGCACGCTGTACCAGCAGCTGCAGCAGATGGCAGCACAGTTGCAGAACACCACCGGCTCCAGCGGTATGACCGCGGAGATGAAAACCTTTTATGAGAAGCGCCTGATCGATCAGGCGTTGCCTGCGCTGGTGCATGACCAGTTTGGCGACAGCTACCCCATTCCGGCGAACAATGGCAAGACCATTGAGTTTCGCAAGTATGAGGCGCTGCCCAAGGCACTGACCCCGCTGACCGAGGGAGTGACCCCGGAAGGCCAGGCACTGACCGTGAGCACGGTGACCGCTGAGGTGTACCAGTACGGCGGCTGGGTGCCCCTGACCGACATGGTGCAGCTGACCACCATCGACAACAACGTGGTGCAGGCCACCAGCGTGCTGGCAAGCCAGTCCGGCAGAACCATGGACACCATTGTGCGGGATATCCTGTGCGGCGGCACCAACGTGATCTATGCACCCAAGATCGGCGCGGGCGGCGCGGAGACGGCGGTGACCAGCCGTGCGGATCTGGACAAGACCGCGCAGCTGACCGTGGACCTGATCGATCAGGCGGTGGCGCAGCTGAAGGTGCAGAACGCCGACCCTGTGGGCAACGCAGGCGGCAGCTATGTGTGCATCATCCATCCGTATGTCGTCTACGACATCAAGCGCGACCCCAACTGGGTGGAAGCCCACAAGTACGCAAGCCCCGAGGAGATCTTTGAGGGCGAGATCGGCAAGATCAACAATGTGCGGTTTGTGGAGACCAGCGAAGCGAAGATCTGGAAGGGCACCGGCTGCCCGGAGGGCCTTGCGGTGTTCGGCACGCTGGTGCTGGGCGCACACGCCTACGCCACCACTGAGCTGGAGGGCGGCGGCCTGCAGCACATTGTGAAGCAGCTGGGCTACGGCGACGACCCGTTGAACCAGCGCGCGTCCGTGGGCTGGAAGGCCGTGAAGACCGCAGAGCGCCTGAGCGAGCAGTACATGGTGCGCATTGAGAGCTGCTCTGAGCGGTACAGCGAAAAGGCACAGGCGAACTGAGAAAGGAGAATGAAGATGGCAGAGAAAAAGGCAGCGGTGCAGGCGGAAAAGCCTGTGGAGGACGTGGGCACCGAGGTGGTGCAGGCGGAAAAGCCCAAGACGGAGATCATCCATCTGTTCAAGGACAACGGCCGGTATTCCGGCGCACGCTTTGTGAGCGTGAACGGCGAGGCGTATCTGATCCAGCGCGGTGTGGACGTGGAGGTGCCTGCGGCGGTGGCCGAGGTGCTGCGCCACAGCGAGGAGATGGACAACGCAGCAAATGAGAAGATCGCGGCGGCAGTTGCAAAAGCGCAGGACGTACCTGCATTGCAGCGGCTGTAAGACCGCCCGGCGGCATTGTGCCGCAGCTTGCTGGCAAGTTACCGGCAAGTTAAAACGGATAGACACCCGGTACGGCAGGCACATGCTGTGCCGGGTGTTTTTGGTAGGGAGACCCCTTCAGCTGCGCAATCCACCTGACGGTGGAGTTGCTCGCAGCTCCCCCAAGGGGGAGCCTTGTTTAAAGGAAGAACTCCCTCAGCTTCACCGTCCGCTGAAGCGGCGCGGTGAAACAGCTCCCTCTGGGAGGGAGCCTTTTTTAGAGGAAAGGAGAAATGATATGACGGCGGGAATGGCGGTAGAGATGGCCGACGGGATGCGGCCGAACAACGACTTTCCAGAGCGGCGCACTGCGGGAAACCTACGGACTGCGGCAGCAGAGCCTGACCGAAAAGCAGCGCAGCGTACAGCGGGAGCTGAGCCGGTGGAAGGTGAGCCGGAGCGCGAGCGAGACCATCAGCCGGATGGTGCCGGACAGCATTACAGACCTTGA